AGTAGTGTGCTCCAGATAAAGAACAGCATAATTTGTCATAACATAAACAAGCAGGAATGTTGATTAAAGCATATAATATGAACTATGTACCCCTACCACCCACCCATTATAGAAGCAGTTACTTTTTTGCGCTTAAAAGCGCGTTAATTTAGAATAGCCAATTTGAAATGGGTTTGCGCTAAAAGCGCTAATTTGGAAATGCCAATGTGATGGGATTTTTTTAAAAAAAATGGAATTTAAATAGTAATGCCAAATTTGTTCAGGAATTGTTTTGCGGCTTCACTTAAGCCTGATCTTCCCCATGCCAAGCCCTCCAGGACTGTAACTGCTCTCATTACATCCTCAGTTTTTGTTTGCATCCATTGGTCTGCAGTCAACTGTCCATATCTCTGGCGCAGAGATTTCTTCAGGAATTGCGCATCCATCATTCCTCTCTTGACTCTGTAGATCCCAATTGCCAATGGATAGAAGTTGAACTTTTCCAAAAACATCTCAGACCCTGGAAAGAAAGAGAGGTAAATTTCTGCGCCTGAATCCCAATGTATCCCATTTGATTCAGCAATGGGATTGATGATGGTTTGTCTTATGTTTGCCTGATTTACAGGGTTTGCTGCAAGGTACAATTCGAGCACATGCCGTGCAAGATACCCTGACAGTCTGTGCAAGGTGAGATCCATGTTGCCGATTGTACTGTCCCTGTTGCCTTGAAAATGGTTATTGACCACCTCCACCGACCATGTCCCAAATTTAAGACTAATCTTCCTGTCAGATCTAAGAGAGAGTTTATCTTTGGCTTTCCTGGCATTGAGGAAGAAGATTTTAATGGAAGGCAGACTGATCCCATTTCCGACACCACGGATAAATTCCATGTATTGTCTTTCAGGATCAAATCCACTTTGAATCCGTAGAGGTTCATCATAGAATACAATCTCTGACATTAGAGAAAAGAATGTTCTTTATCTGGAGTACACTACT